TGTTCCTGTTACAGTTAAATCAGGAATAGTAACTGCGCCCGTAAAGGTTGCGCCATTTAGCGCCGCAAAACCACTTGCAGCCGCTTGAACGGCTGCTACTTGAGTAGTACCTTCGGCTGTTACCGCTGCTACCTGAGTAGTACCTTCGGAGATAACACTATTTACTGTAACTGATGGAGTTAAGGCTTCAACGGCTTTGCCCAAAAGCAAGAACTCTTTTGCGTCCGTTGTGCCACTTGTATTATTTAATTTAGTGGTAAGGTTGCTCTCAACCGTTGTTGTATTAATTGCCATTTTAAATTCCTGCCAATGCTAGAGTTTCCACATCATCGATGAACGCATCGACCTGTGTTTTGTTGTAGTGGTCTGCCAAGGAGAAGGTTCCGAAGGAGACAATAGAAATTGAATCCCCTGTAGCCGCTGCAGAGGCCAAGACCACATTGGCTCCATCTGTTGCGGTAAAATCTGAAGGTGTTAATTTTATCCCGTTTAAATATACATCACAAAAATTTGGATCGTATACTGCAGGGAACGTAGTCAGTGATCCGTTGTAACTGCCTGAACTAGTTCCAACAGTGTAATCTTTACGTTCAGCCGTTCCGTTTACAGAGCTACCTGCGCTTTGAAATCCACCTGATCCAAAAACTTTCATCTGATTTGCGGTTGTGTCGAACCATAAATCTCCTAGCGTTACATTTGTGCCTGTTGGAGCATTTGGTGATACAAAGTAAGTATCTAGAAACTGTTGTGCGGTAGCAATTGATGTAGCCGCTGTACTAGCATGACCTGCCGCTGCATTTTCACTTGCCAAAGCCGCTGCCGCTGAGTTTGCGGCTGCAGTAGCGGAAGCTGAAGCATTATTTGCTGATCCAAGAATACCGTCTACATACGCCTTGCTAGTTGCCTGATCATTGTTAAGAGGGGTAGGTAGCCCAGTAATAGGGTTATTCCCCATTGCTATACTACCAGACATTGTTCCACCTGATAGGTTTAGCTTTGATGCATCTTGCGTATCAGTATAATTCTTTGTCGAAAGGTCTTGGGCATTTGTTGGATCACCTGCATTGGTAACCTTAGACGTACCCATATCGATAGCTCCAGACATTGTACCCCCTGCCAGAGGTAACTTTGTAGCTATACTGTTAGTAATCGTAGTAGAAAAGTTTGCATCGTCATTAATTGCTGCAGCTAATTCATTTAGGGTGTCTAAGGCTGCAGGGGCAGTATCTACTAGGTTAGCTACGGCTGTATCTACATCCGTTTTTCGGGCGGCATCATTTGGATTTACTGGTGCAGATAAGTTCTGAATAGTAGCAGTTGTACCACCGTCCATATTCAATGTGCCTGAGACAGTTACATTATTAAATGTAGAAGTGCCTGAAGAAGTAACATCACCTGATACATCCCCTGAAACTGCGCCTGTAATAGTTCCTGATGCACTAATATTAGTAAAAGAAGATGTACCAGAGTTTGCTGTTACATTACCTGATACATCCCCTGTAAGATTACCAGAAAAGCCATTATTTGCAGTAATTGTAGTGCCAGTTATCCCAGTTGGGTTTGTGCTACCGATTACAACGCCATTGATAGAGCCGTTATTACCTGCACCTCCTACAGTCACTGAGCCTAAAGTAGAGGTGGTAGAGTTTAGAGAAGCTAGAGTGCTTAGGCCTGTAACTCCTAGAGTGCCACCAACCAAGGCATTACCTGCTAGGTGTAGGTCTTTATATTGTAGAGTACTACTACCAATATCTATTGTATTAGTAGTTTCAGGGACAATCTTTAAACCATCATTAGCTACTATCTGTCTCCACTGTGCGGCATTGCTTGTGTTATCTACACAAATAAATATCTTATCAGCACTTACATTTATCCAAACAGAGCCTACTGCATAGTTTTGACTGCTATCATTTGCTATAGTTGGGTTTGATGTAGCATCTAATTTATTAGCGCCACCAGAACCACCATTAACTGCAGGAAGTAACCCAGAAACAGAGGTAGCTAAATTTATTTTAGGACCTGCTCCTGCAGAAGTACCATCGTGACTATGCCCAGTAGATGCATGAAAGGCTGCTAATAATTGATCAAATTCTGCATTTAATGGTGGGGCAGTAATATTACTACCATTGATAATACTGGCTATGGATTGTCTTGTATAACCTGTCATTATCTTCTCCCTGCAGTACTAAACTCATAAACCAATCCTTGAATAGAGAAAGGTTCTGATTGTCCTATTGTTACAAAAGTCGCGCTCACGGCAAACCCACTTCCTTGTACATCTGTGGTCATTATAGGCTTAGAGTTACCACCATATAAAACATTGGCTGCACCATAGTCTATATTAAGACCTGCATATTTTACCTGACCGCCTTCACTTTCTTGTGAATAAGTAGATGGGGTCAAGGCTGCGTTATCTCCCCAATCATATGAGAGTGTTAAGAATAATTCTACAGGACCTTCTGCCCTAATAAAAGTATTTAGTTTTCTAATTACTTTCCTTTGTTCAGTATCTCCAAAATCTAAAAACGGAGTTTCATATACACTAAGAATATTAGAACCTTTAAAACTAGTTCCTCTTTCTTGTCTGTAAACTTTTCCGTCAAAGTCTCCATGTAAAACGTGTTCTATAGTATTTATATATTCACTTGTAGCACATGAAGCTCTAATACCAAGAAGTTCTCCGTAAGACCACTTAATTGATCCATCTTTGTCATACAACCCCCCAATAATACCAAATGAGTTTTCTACATTTATATTAGGATCACCAATAAAAAATCTTACTTGAGACTTACTTCTTATAACACAAGAACTAATATTATCTGAGGTTTGTCTCTCTATTAGAGTTTTAAGCAAGACTTGTATTGGTTTACTTACGGACTCTAACTCAACATCTCCAATTCTAGAGGTCCCTGCTACTGGTCTAAATCCATCTGGTGCAAGAAATAATAAATCTCCACCAATCTCAACTACGCTGTCTCTTGCTATACATCCTACGTTTTTAGTTACGTCTTCGGTGTCATATAAAAATTCACCTTGAAAAGCTTTCTGTATAGCGTTAGCCCCAAATATAAACAAATCATTTCTAAAGGGCTTTATTTGAACTACTTTAAATGGAGCCTCAAACTGTTGAGCTAGATTTTTTTGAGTTGGGCTAGTAGTAGCAAAATCAAGTATGTTACCACCACCACCTTTTGCACTAACCGATATCTTAGTAGGAAATGCGCTGTCCCCTGCAAACCATAAAGAGTTATTAAAAAAGTCTACTAGGCTTGGTGCGGCTACAACCTGCGCTCCACCTGCTTGAGCAAAAGATTGTCCTGTATTAGAGGGGCTTACAAAAGTCCAGTTTAATCCATCAAATAGTATTCCATTATTCACCCCGTCAGCAAACGCCATATAATTAACGCTATCTAACGAAAATCCTACACCTCTTACTTTTTCTACAGACCTGCTACTTACTGTGTGACTTAGGGTAAGTCCTGTGGCAAATACTTGCCATCCTACATTATCTAAAAACTTGTAGTAAGAATATGTGTTAGCTCCTGCGTCTTTTCTTGCGGCAATTATATAAGGATTTCCATATTGTTCATTTTGATAAACAAATACCCCTAATACTTTGCCTTCTCCATTTGACCCACCTACAGTAGAGTCAATTCCACCTAATACCTCATATCCTTCTACTCTACGATATCCCCCATAAAGAGAAGGCTCATAATTAACAAGTCTAGTAGCAGAACCTGAAAACTTATCTGATAATTCTAAGTGGTTCTCATTACTATTAAGGCCACCAGAACATACTAGCTTGTATGACTGTATCTGGTCTGCCATTAGAACCTTACCCTTGTATCCCGTACATACTCATAGTTATTGATAAATAAGGTTTGTAAATCTTTTAGTCCACTCATAAATGCTTGAAACGCAATTTGAGCCGCCTCTACATTATCTTTAAACATATACATATGATAAAGTGCGCCATCTACTATAACATTGTCAAAACTTTCTGGTATTCTAGTTATGTCAGTAGCTGCAGTTAAATCTGTATAGTTAAGAAAGTATCTAAATCTTACTTGAAAAGCTGCGTTAGGAGAGGGGGTTACTCCAAATCCTGTACCATGAGAAGCAAATACATATTCTGGTACACCTACTCCTGCATTACCTGCGTCATAGTCTGCATCTCTTCTAGTGGCGTACCACTCATCTCGTTCCATATACTTTAAAGTAGTAAATCCCGTATTAAGGGATTCGTCTTTTATAATCTGAAATGTATTCCAATCAGCCTTTTTAAAAGCTGTAGGCCAAGAGTATTCTGATTGACCTGCTACTAGAGTTTGTGTGAACTCTGCAGCATTAAAAGGCCATTCAAATTCTGCCTGATTGACTTTTGCAATTGCAGCCCTGACTGCATCTTTAACTAAAGCCTGTACCCCTCGTACAGTAAGAAAGTCTGAAACGGGTATCTCTACCTCATTCAGCCTTCGCAAAGTTTTATTTGATAGGTCTATATAGGTAGAGGGCATACAAAATTCCTAAGTACATTTAGTTGAGGGGCAAGAGTTCACCTGCCCCCCATAATATTGTATAACTTACGCTAAGTTGTAAGCGGCTGTGAATAGAGCTTCTGGACGGAGTATTTTCCTTCCATATAACTGCATTCCACGAACAATATCTGCGAAGGTTGTAGGTGAACGGAAAGTCTCTGTTTTAGCGATCTGTTCCGCTGTTGCTACTGCAGATGAATGTCCTGCCACTAGGAAACTCATGTTAGTTTCTGAACCTGCTGATGCTGCAGTTCCTGCACCTGTACCTAGTGAAGGTAGGTTGTTGGATTTGTAGATTGTGAACCCACGAAGTTGTCCGGGCATACGTCCGTTTCGTAGCTCATCTCCACCACCGAAGTCAGCATTAATTAATTTTGAATCTTCATCCATTAATACTTCTGCAAACACAGGGTCAACCACACACCATCTTGAATCAGTGTCTACTGCAGCCTGATCCATTTGTCGTGCAATACGGTTTAGGATTGCTAGTGGTGAAGTAATACCACCTGCACCGCCACCTGCAGCGATTGGGATAGATGTGATTTCTGCTGCACCACCAATATCAGAACCACCAAAGTCAGTGATATCTAATTTGTTAGCAGGTAACAATTCGTCATTATCGGCATTGCTGTCTGCTTTGGTGCTTCCTGTTTCAAGTGAAGTACGTCTTGCACCTGCCCCAGTAAAACCTGCCATATGATGCAAGACTTCTGAGTCAAATGTATCACGCAATTTATAACCTGCACGGTCACTAGCCAAGTCACCAAAAGAAACATGGCTGTGTGCTTCTTCAATATCGTCAATTGCGAACTGGAAGTAGTTTGCTTGGTTAACGACCATAGTGAAATCAGCGTCTGTGAGGTCTTGAGTTGCTAGAGTAGTACCACGCTCGTATGTTGTAATTGTGATATCTGGCTCTTTAATTATTTTAACAGAGTCCCCGAAGTTAGCTATCTCCCCGGAATAATCTGTGTTAGTTACTGCATCTACAACAGATGCCGTTCTAAAGGCCTTTTGGACCTTTTTGCTATAGATTACTGGGCTGAAGTTACCTGAATTAAGATTGGTATAGCCCGATGCTTGTGCGAATGCCATTGTTTGTTCTCCTATATGAAATGGCTTTTAAATACACCTCTCCTATGTCCTTTACAGGAAGAGGTAGCTAGATCAGATAAGACTAACTTAGTGGCAGACTAATTGAGGGTATCACGAAACTTTGTGGTCCTCTTTGATCTGGTATACCTTGTTATAATTATCTGGAAGGGGCAGGGTATACCACTACAGAGTGGTGTCCTGCAAATCATATTACAACTACATTATAACACAGTGGGAATTATTATACAATAGTTAATTACTATCTTGCAGCCCCCGATATGTCATAAGCAAATTTGCCTGTCCGAATTGCTTCTTCTATGGCTTCTTCGTTTGCAGCGTATTCACGGTCAGACATAGCCTGTACAAGACTTTCAGAAAACTTCATTCCCTGTCCTGAAGAAGGAGTGGTACTAGAAGTTCTTCCTACAGACTGTGCCGCACCGTTAGATTTCTTTTTTTTGCCCATCTGGGCTTTGTAGAGATCAATTGTACTTGCGGCCCATGATGCATCTGTATTGTTCTTATATACAGAATCTTGAATAGTGCTATGCTGTAAAGCAACCCATTCGTGAAACTTAGGGTCTTTCTTTATTTCCATATAGTCTGGATGCTTTTGAGAAAGAACCTGTTCTGCAGATTGTCTATTTACTTTTTTCTCAAATTGTTCAACTTTAGCAAGGCGCTCTTCACCAATTCGTAGGGCTTCATTAGCGCGTTTTTGAGCAATAGTATCAACGATTTTGGCAACATCAGGATACCGTTTACTCCACGCTTCAACCTCTTCGTCAGTTTTAGGGAACTTAATTTGTTTCCTAGTTGCTGCATCAAGTTGTTTTTTAATATTTGCAACTTCTTGATCCTTTTGATTGCGTACTTCTTGAATGTGGCGCTGAATGTCTTGATAGCGTTTTTTATAACTTTCTTCTTCAGCATTTAATTCCTCAGTTGGTTGTTGTTCTGCCAGTACTTCCTGTGAGTAGGTCAACTCATTATCTTCTTCAGGCATACGGCTATACTTTTGCTTCTTCTGCATAATTGCTCCTTATGGGTCCGACTAATCGGGTATCCATTTTGTTAAACTGCAAAAACTATTTTTTGTTTCTTCATAATTGCAGGGAGGGGTTGAGACATTGGATAGAGTGTTTCATCTTCCTCGTCATTTAAATGATCATCAACCTCTACGGCTGCGACCTCTACATCCATCATTTCGGATGGAATTTCTTCGGATGTTTCTCCTTCCGTTTCGTCCTCTTCTTGTTTGGTATCGTCTGAGGCTTGAACTTCGGTGTCATCAGCGCCTTCGCTATCGGGTTCTTCTTCGTATACTTCATGGATAAGCCCACTCATTTCCATAGCCATGAGTCCCATTTCTGCTTCATTCTGCAAATCCATAATATGCCTCAACCCATGCCACTTCACTACATGAGCAGGAAGTACATATTCGTCTTCGCTAAGATTAGCAGGAATATCGTCACGCACGTTTTCTGCAGAGGAGCCAATTGGAATGGGGTTACCAGATACTTCATCATATCCAGATACCATTGGATCATCCATTCCGCAAGTGCAATCAGGACCACCATCACAAGAACTCATCATACCCCCATGATAAGCTTCTACTGGCTTCATCTTCTCTAGTTCTTCCTCGTCAACTAATTCATTCTTTTGCAGAGCCAATTGTACTTCACGCTCTGAAGGAGACACAAATCCATCTTCATCTCTGTCTGCTTCAGAAACATCTACTTGTTCTACCTCGTCTGCAATATCTTTGTCTTCTTCTGATCTACCTTTCATACCATCTGCTTTTGTTAAAAAGCCTCCTGTGTATACTTGTGGGTTATACCAATAAGTTTCAAACTCTTGTCTGGTAGGATTATTCTGTCTAATAAAATCTGTTACTCTATCAGATAAATCCTCTAGAGAAGGCATACTTTTATCTTCAGACATACCATATACATTAGTTGCTCCTGCGTTTCCTGCTTCAACTATATTGTCCAAAGCTTTTTGGAAGGCAATTTTTCCACCATCCTTAAATACAAGAACAGGAAGTTGTACAGAACGCCCATCAACCATATATTCTTCTGATACCACATCAGTTCGTTGCTCTGAGTCCCTGAGCATTGGCTTCATTTGTCGCTCTTCTGGCTCTGGCCTTGGCATTGGTTTCAATGGATACTGTTCTAGTAACTCTCTGTTTCTCTCAGCCTCTTGTACAAAGAATTGATCTCCTGCCTCTGCTCTAGGAGATACATCTATTTCTTCTTCTGGTCTTAGTCTTGGTTTCATTTGTTCCATTACATTTCCTCTGGTGACATTAAGCCACTCTCTTCTTGTGGAGCCATAGCAGTTGCTGCTAATGCAGAACCACCAACTACAGATAATAATGGAATATCTCTGTCCATTAAAAATCTAAATATTTCATTCTTTGAAAAATTCATAACATTAGCAGTCACGCCAATTCTTTCATCAAGTAAATCTACAATTGTTTTTGGTTCAGATAATAATCCAGTTCTATCACCAGAACCAAACCATCCCATAGACTGAGCCTCTGCAGGACTAACTCCTAAAATTTCACCTGACCTAGTGTATATATCTGAAACTATAGCATACTCAGTTTGATAGTTCTTTTTGTTTATGGCTTGAGTAGCTAATGTGTCTTCAAACCATGTGGCAGGGTCTAATTGGGAAGGGTCTTCTTTATAGGCTTTTCGCCACTTAGGTTTTATCCATTCTTCAGGTATACTTCCTGCTTTTATGGTATTAAGAGCGTCTAGAACACCTCTAATTGCATGAGTATCTACAGTAGCTCCTTGAAGATTACCCTCTACATTCTTAGCAAAAGTAAAAGGTTTAGTATTAGCATCAGGATCAATGCCTCCTTCTTCAGTAGCTTTAGCTAATTTACCATGTATACCAGACTCTCCAATCATCATTGGATAGCCTTTTTCGTTAAGGCCTCCTGTACCCTCACCTACTATTTCATCAAGTGGTATACCTTGTTTTCTTTTAGCCATAACCAAAGAAGCATTTCTAAGATTTTGTGCCGTTTCTGTTCTAGGACTAGTAGCAGCATATGCTTCAGAAAACTCTTTCATCCACTCATCTACATACTCTTTGCTATATCCCATAGCTAGAGCTTTTTCTCTTATTGGCTCAGTATTGTAAAAATACTGTGGCATTTTACCTAAGTATGGCCTCATACGATTAGCTAATTCTTGAGCTATTTCTTCCTGCATATCTATTAGAATTTGCGCTCTATTGTTCAAAGGAAGTTTAGCTTTTGGATCAGGGTTTCTAGGAACGTATATTTTTTCTTGAGGTACGGTATTTCTTTCATAAGCCTCTGGAGAGGTATCAAACAAAGGCGCACCTTTTGGCCCCGTTCTATCTGCTACGGGCATAGACATTTCGTTAGCCCTAGCATCTAAAACATTTTTCATAGTAGTAGTTAATGGTGGTCCTTGGTTATGGCCTATTCCAAACAATTGTTCTGATTGAGTGTCTGCAGCCTCTTCTGCAGCATTGGCATATTTGTAT